GCCTTATCAACCCCATGACAGCGGGTCTCCTAGTGGGTGCGGGTCAGACCGCGCTTACCGGTGATATCCGTAAGGGCCTCATGGCTGGGCTTGGTGCGTATGGTGGCGCGGCTCTGGGCGGCGCAGCGGGCTTGGGTAAAATTGGCGCGGCTAAAACTCTGGGCGGCGCAGATATCGTCGGTGGCGGTGCGCAAAATATGCTGCCAACGGGAGCGCCAATTACAAGCGCAGCGGGTACTATGGGTACAGGCACTGCGGCTGAGACCGCAGCAAAACTGAATCTTCAGGGTTTTGCACCCAAAGGAGCAGCAACGGTACTTTCGGGTGGTGCCCCCACTGGGGGTATGTCGCTTATTCCGCAGGTGGGTGCTACTACAGCCAAGACCGGTCTTGCCGGCTTTGGTCAGAAGTTTGGTCAAGCTGCTTCCGTTGGCTTGAAGGGTGCAGCTGCTAAATACGCCCCCTACGCCGCTGGGCTGGGTCTTTACGGTAACCTTAGCGCAGCCATGCAGCCCTCCATGCTCACGCCGGAGGAAGAAGAAGATAAATACAAATACGAAGGCCCCTATTATCCGACCCCACGCACTTTTCGGTCTCGGACGCTAGAAGATATGAAGCGTGCTCGTGGTGCTGCATTTGATTTCCTAGAGCCGGGACCGCCGCCTGTCCCTCGCATGGCGGAGGGTGGTGTCGCTTCGCTTCCCGCTGCTGGTGATTTCCAAGCAGCCGTGGACTTCTTCAGCCGTAATAGCCCCGGTGCAATCACAGCATCTATGTACTCCCCTCCGTCCGTTAAGCACGTGCCCGTGCCTAAAACCTCCGATCCCGCTAAACCCTCTGAGCCCGTTATCCCCGGTTCGGGCGGAGAAGCGATTTCGACTTCTGCGTTTAGCCCCAACACCAATTACGGCGGTGGCGCAAACGCCATCGACCTTGCCACTATGTATGGGGGACGTATGTCGTCGGAAATTGCTTCGGGGCCGCCGTCAAATAACCCGCTACCCGGAACCATAATCCGTGGCACAAACGTATCGGGGCAGGGCGTGATGCCTGACTACAAGCTTGAAGATTTAATTGTAAACCCAGTCGGGTCACCACAGATCAACGTGTCTAGTGGTTATAACCGAGATTTCGCCGGCTCCAGCCCGTTCAGCGATATGAGCAGCAATATGAACAGCATGGGTAGCTTCGGTAACAACCTTGACTCTCGGATCAGCGGGGGGAACTACACCCTCCCCCCACTCACCTTCACCCCTCCGTTCACGCTGCCCCCACTCACGCTCCCCAGCTCGATTGGCGATATCGGTGATGTTTACAAGGACCCCGAGGAGTTCGAAGAGCTAAAAGCTCGCGGCGGTGAAGTGGGTATGAAGGAGGGCTCCTTTGTCGTCGATGCGCGCACGGTTTCAGAAATGGGTAACGGTAGCAGCAATGCTGGCATCGAGCGTCTTGCTGCTATGGGCGGTCGTCCTGTCCGTGGCGGCGGTGATGGGGTTAGTGATTCTGTCCCCGCTCGTATTGGCGGTAAGCAAAAAGCTCGCGTGGCGCGAGACGAGGTGATCTTCTCGCCGGAAGCGGTCCGCCGCCTCGGCGCTGGTAGCCACAGCAAGGGCACCAAGAAGCTCTACGCTCTTATGAATAAGGCCCACAAGGCCCGTAAGAAAGCTCGTCGTGGCCAAGACACCAAAGTAGCCAAGGGTATCGGGGGGCTGGCGTGATGACACACAACATTTTTAACGAGGGGCTGTATTAATGCCATTTCCTCTCATCCCTTTAGCTATAGGTGCCGTAGTAGGTGGTGCTGCTGCTTCCGCTGGTAAGGGCGGCGGCGGCGCAGCCCAACCTACAAACACGACGGTTACTCAGAATAGCCTACCTGCGTACGCAGAACCGTACTTCCAAGATATCATGCAGCGTGCGCAGAAGATATCCAACCGCCCGTACGAAAAGTACACAGGTGATCGTATTGCGGGCTTCACCCCAGCGCAGGAACAGATTCAAAAGAACGCCCTTGCTATGGGTGCGCCGGCTCAGTTTGGCACCGGTTCTGCACTGGCGTATCAGGCGGGTCGAGGCGCGCTTGACCTGAATTACGACCCGGGGCAGTTCAATGCCGGCTATAATCCGAATCAGTTTACCAGTGGCTATAACCCCACGCAGTTTCAGTCCGGCTTCAGTCCGGGGCAATTTAGCGTTCAAGGTCTAGGCAACCTCGGAAACGTCCGCGATGCAACTGCGGAGCGCATCCAAGCCGACAAGATGAACGCTGCCCAGACGCAGTTTCAGGCAAACCTTGAACGCTTCCAGATGGCGGCACCGGACCGCTTCAATCAGGCGCAAGCCGAGCAGTACATGTCTCCGTACATCCGCAACGTGCTCGACACACAGAAGCGCGAAGCTATTCGGGATGCGCGGCAGGGACAGATCGTTCAGGACCTTGGGGCGGCTCGTCAGGGCACCTATGGTGGTAGCCGTCAGTTGCTGGCGGGTCTTGAGCGCGAACGTAACCTTGGCCAGCAGCTTGGTGATATCGAATCCCGTGGTTTGCAGGCGGCGTTTGAGAGTTCGCAGGGTCAGTTTGAGCGTGACCGTGCGGCACAAATGGCGGCGCAGCAGGCTAACCTGCAAGCGGCTCTGGGTGTTCAGGAACTTGGCACTACCACTGGCTTGCAGGTCGCTCTTGCTAACCTGACCAACGAGCAACAGGCGCGTGTCCAGAACATGGCGGCGGAGAACCAAGCGCGTGGGATGAACGCTGAGAACGCGCTCCGTGCGGCACTTGCCAACCAGCAGGCTGATCTCGGTGTTCGCGGGCAGAACCTGCAAGGGGCTATGCAAACCCAGCAGTTGGGTCTCGAAGCCCAGCGCCTTGGTGAGATGTCGCGCCAGTTCGGTTCACAGCAGGGGCTCGAAGCTCAACGCCTTGGCGATATATCCCGGCAGTTCGGTTCGCAGCAGGGGCTCGAAGCGCAGCGCCTTGGTGATTTGTCGCGCCAGTTCGGTTCGAACCAAGGACTTGAAGCTCAGCGCCTCAGAGAGCAGTCCCGTCAGTTTGGCGCGGAACAGAGGCTGGCGGCCCTCGCGCAGGCTGGTCAGGCGGGCCAGACTTTGGGTAATCTCGGTCAGTATCAGCAGCAGGCTGATCTTCAGCGTCTTCAGGCACAGGCAGCGGCGGCAGCTGAGCAACAGGCGATGGATCAGCGGCTTCTTGATAACGACTATGCTGAGTTTCTGCGGGTGCGAGACGACGAAATGGAGAAGCTTGGTTACTTCAGCAATCTTATGCGTGGTATCCCCGTGGACCTCAACTCTACATCACGGACGTACGCACCGTCACCCGGCATGGGGCAACAGATTTTAGGTGCTGGGCTTGCCGGGCTTGGTGCGTACAATACATTTAGGGGGCCCTAAATCATGGAAACGAAACCGTATCGCATCCAGTCCCCCGAGGATATCGCCAAGGACTACGGCGGCAACAAGCAGAAGATTGCGCAAGCCATGCAGATGGGCGTCGTTGACCCCACGGCTGGCGTTCTTGCTGGCATGTTCATCGACCGTATGCGCTCCGCGCAAATGCAAGAGATGGCTCCGCAACCTTCGGTTGCTCAACAGGTCATGGGGGGCGTTCCCCAAGCTCCGGGTGCTGTTCCCCCCGGAGGGCTAGGTATGACCCCACCAGCCCCGCCCCCCATGGCACCGGGTATGGCTCCTCCGATGGGTGCTCCTCCTGCTCCTCCTATGGGTGATATGCCTATGGGTATGGCTGACGGCGGCTTGGCTATGCTTCCTATCCCGGAAACCATGTTCGATGAGCCCATGGACGGCAGTTACGCCGGCGGTGGCATCGTGTCTTTTTCTACGGGTACTCCGGGTACAGTGAAGGCGGCTGACGACAGCAAAGATATGTTTGGGTACTCTTCCGACCCCATGGCGTTGGTTGAAGAATACAGGAGGCTGTACAAACCCAAGACTGAAGCGGCTGAACGAGCGAAAAAGCTCTACAACGAAGTTGTGTCTGAGGAAGGTCAAGAGAAGTCCCGCAAACAAGGTTTAAATGCTTTTCTTATGGACTTTGGTGCCGCGCTGGCAAGCGAGACGGGTCCCCTACTATCGGCAGCGGGTAAGGCCGGCCGTAAAACTCTTCCCGGTTATCAGGAGAACGTCAAGGAACGGCGCGCCGAACAGCGTGAGGCCATTAGACAGCTGGCGCTTGACGAAGGTGCGAGCAACGCCGAAGCGCGCCGCGAGGCTGACCTGTACATGCAGGGTAAGGGTAGGTACGCTGAACTTGCTCAAGCTGAAAAGACGCGCAAGGAAGATATGGACTTCCAGCGCAAGAAGTTGGATATCGAATCAGGGCTTACTCGCGAGCAGATCGCGGCTACTAGGGCAGCGGCAGCGGGGCGTGACAAGCCCGATCCGGTCATGCTGTACGCGCAAAGCATCTACCAGAACGCTAAGTTGATTAACGACAGGATGCCTCTTGCCAAGTCGATGGAGGAGTACAGGGCAAACCCCAACGCGTATCGTAAGGACGATTCGTATTTGCGGCAGAAGGCTTACGAAAAGGCGCTTGGGGCGCGCTACTTTGACCCGGCTGCTAACCCTCTCACGCAGGAAAGGGCGGCAGCTATAAGAGCTATAGGTGGCGGTGGCGGTGGCGGTGGCGGCGGGAACACTGTAGACTTAGGTCCTATCTCTCCACCTCAAAGGTAACGCCTAATGCCGCGCTACACGATGACAGGGCTCGACGGTAAAGTTTACTCCGTCGAAGGGCCACCGGGTCTTAGCCGTGAATACGTGCAGAGTGAAATCCTGAGGCGTGCGCCGCAGGCGGGAGTACCACCGCAGGAAAAAAACCTACTGGAGCAAGTGCCTCTGGTGGGTGGCGCGCTGGCGGGGCTTGCTGATATCCCGCTAAGTGCAGCCCAAGGGCTGGCTGGCACGGGTAAGACCCTTACCGACCTGTTCGGCGCGGATAACGCGGTCTCCGGTTTCCTCGGTGACGTCACCCGCTTGGCTGGCGAACTGAAGTCCGCTGGGTCGCGTGAAGATGCCATCACCTCTGCTGCTATCCAGAAGGAAGCGGAAGACAAGGGTATCTGGGAGCAGGTCAAGGCCGCCGGTAAGTCGTTCGCTCTCTCACCGATTGAGACCACAGCCAGCGTACTGGGCTCCGCCGTTCCGTTCGCTGCCGCTGCCATGACCGGTGGGGGTCTCCCCGCCGCCGCTGCGCTTGGTGCTGCGTCTGGCGTGGGTATGATTAAGGGCGACATCTACGACGCCGTCCTAGAAGAGTTTACCAAGGCCGGAGTGCCGCCGGAAAGGGCCGCTGCCGCTGCCGAAAAAGCCCAAGAATACGGCGGCGAGAACACGGATATGATGGCGCTGGGTGGCGCGCTGGGTGCCCTCGCTGCCGCCACTGGTCTTGCTCCTGCTGTCGCAAATCGCCTTGGCGCACGCGCCGCTGCAAAGGCTACCTCGCAGGCGGCTGCGCGTGAAACCGCGGAGAAAGCCGCCTTGGCTGGTCTACCCGCCGGAGCAACAGCACAGGTGACAGGTAAAGCTGCACCGGGTTTTGCTCGTAGCGCCCTAACTGGTGCCGTTAGCGAAGCGCTCCCCGAAGGTGCGCAGGCAGGTCAAGAACGCTATGCTCAGAACTTGGCGCTCCAGCGGGAAGGCTTCGACGTCGACCCCATGCAGGGTGTCGCAGGTCAGGCAGCGTTTGAAGCTATTGCGTCCCTCATCCCCGGCGCTGGGGGTAAGGTTTATGAGACCCAACCGGAACGTGATCGCGCTGCTATTCAGGACACACTCCAGAAGCGCGCTGCCGACATCACATCTACGATGGGTAGTGAGCAGGCTACCCCCGAGGAGAAAGACGCCGCTGTCCGCCAGATGGCAGACGACCTCCTAAACACAGGTGTGGTTGCCACGGAAGAGGAAGCACTTGCGTTTGCCCAAAATGCTCGACGCCGAGCGGAAGCCCGAGCCCAAGCCGGTAAGGCCGCGAAAACCGCGCCCGAAGCCGAAGCGGCTGCCACTACGCCGGTAGATGAAGTTCCAGAACCAACTGTTCGGGGGAAAAAAGGTGCCGAAGAAGCGCAAGCAGCGGGAGTGGCTGGAGGAGCAGGTGGACCTGACGTGGCTGACGCCGGAGCAGCTGGGGCAGGCGTTCCACCTGCTGGCGCTGCCGCGACCGCCGAAGAAGTTGCCGAGGGAGCTTCGCAAGCTGAACCCGGCGGAGTGGGTGGCACTGGAGTGCCTGCTGGTGACATTATTGCACCAGAAGCAGGTGCAGACGGTACACTGACGCCGCCTGCACCAACCATCTCGTTGGAGCCCATCAAAGCTGCGCCTAACATGGCGAAGCGGAAAGAAGCCGCTCGTCCGCTGGTAACTGCCACGGTAGCAGAGCTGGCTCCGGGCGTTGAGGTGCCCACAAAGATTTTCAATAGCATCGTCAACGTGGTGGCGCAGCGCGTTGCCAACAACGAGACTTTTGAGCTGAAGCCGTTCGTCGAGACTTTGCTTACCCGGAACAAGGTAGAGCTGACTCCCGCACCCGCCGTGGAAACTCCCACCACTGCGCCTGAAGCTGCCCTTACACCTACACCTACGCAAGCCGCCGCGCCTACTATGGAGGCACCCAGTGTTGTCGAAGAAATTGAAACCGAAACCGCGCAAGGCAAACCTGTTGCGACTGCCACCGAAGGGGAAGGTGAAGTTGCCCCGGCAGCTAAAGTCGAAGTAACGTCGGAGACAGCCGCCCTTCAGAAGTTTGTGGACGAGAACAACCCCGGCTACGAAGTGCGCTTCAACCCGGAACTGAAAACGCGGCCTTGGTCTATCGGCGTACCCGGTGGCAAGCTTGTAGCGCGTTCTGTCAGTGCGTCGGGTCTACGCAAAGCCGTGATGAAGCAGCCGAAGGTCGGCCCACGCGAGACGGTCGACGGCGTTGAAGTCGTGCGTTACCCGGCGGTGAAGCCCAAAGCTGCTACGACCCCGGACAAGATTTTTTCCCGTGATGCTGTCGACCCCGATGACGTCGCTGGGCGCTTGAACGAAGCGCAGCAGGAGCAAGTTGACTTGCTGACTGAGGAAATTGACAAGGCGCGTAAAGCGCGGGACATCAATGACGCCGAGCGCACCGAACTTGTGCGTATGCTGGAAGATACACGAGAAGTTGCCTCCACGGCGACCAACCGTCCCGAGGTCACGACTGGGCGCAACAAGGACTTTGTCTGGAACGTCATCAACTTTACGCAGGGTAAGATCGACACTTTGCGAAAGGCAGGCCGTCGTCTACGTGGGCGGCAGGACGCGGTCGGTAAGGACCTTTTCGAGAAGGGGGTAAAACTGACCCCCGAAGAACAGGCCCTCAAGAACGAGATTAAAGCCAACGCCACCGAGATGAAGAAGCAAGCTGCTCTCCTGCTGGAGCAGAGGCGCATCATCTACGACCGTGCCCGTAAGCGTATGGCTGAGATGAAAGCTGAGCGTACCAAAAAGCTGGATGCGCTCCGTGCGGACTTCAAAGCTGGTCGCATTTCGGAACAGCGGTATCGCGCGCTGCTGGGTCAGATACGCCCGGATATGATTATGTACCGTAAGGGTAGGGGTGCACCCAACGGTATTTCGCTGGCAGAGATGGACACGGTGGTGCGCGCCATCACCAGCCGCTGGAACGCCAACGTCAACGTCAAGATGGTGCAGTCGGTTGATGACCTGCCGCCGGACATTCGTTCTCAGCTGGAGCAGGACGACCGCCTCGACGCCTTCGGCTTCCTGCAAGGGGACGATGTCTATCTCATTGCCGACAACATGAACTCGGTTGAAGACGTTGCTCCTACGCTGTTCCACGAAGTGCTTGGTCACCTTGGCTTGCGGCGTGCGTTCCGTGAGGGGCTCGACGATGTCCTGACCGATATATACAACACGAACCAGCAGGTGCGGGAAGCCACTGACCGGTGGATGGCAGAAAACGAAGGTCTGTATTCGGGCGACGAAGACCCGCTGGCCCGCGCCGTAGAAGAAGTGCTTGCTGAAGCGTCAGAGGACGGCCCGATAGCTGCGGGTAAGATTGACCGCCTTGTTCGCTTTTTGCGGAACGCTATCCGGCAAGTCTTCGGTATCGACTTTGCCATCTCAGACCGCGAAGTCCGGGTTATCCTTGCTATGGCGCACGATCAAGCGCTGGGCGGTGACAGCAACGCTGTGGGTAGCGACTCCATCGTCTACGCTGGCAAGAAAAAGAAGACCGGCAAAACCCCTGCCACCAAGGTCATCGACCAAGAGGCACGCATCGCCAAGAACCAGAAGATGCTTGAGCGTACTGCCGCCGACCCGCTCGACCCGGAAAAGTTCCAGCAGAGCTTTACGGCTGCGCTAAAGACGGGTTTGGAAGCCCGAGAGTTCAAATACTGGATGGGGTTGATGAGCCCCAAGAAGTTTGCCGACCGCTTCATGGCGCTGCGGGGGCTGCGCCTGCTCGATACGAACGACATGATTGAATACGCTGCCACTTTGCTGGGGGCCGATCACCCGTCTATCAAAGCTATGAGCGAGGCAGTTAAGGGTGTCGGGCGTTTAAACGGCACGCGTGTCGCTATCCGTACGCGGATGGGTGTAATCATCACCGACCTGCGTAAGTTCACCGAGACCAGCCCACTTGGGGCAAAGCGTCTGGCGTATTCAATTGACTACAATAGCCGGTTTAACATCAACGCCGAGGCTTTTAAATCGGGCATGTCCGAGCAGGACGCGCTCCAGACCGATGGTGCGTGGAAGTTTTATAACAACAAGTTGGCTAACCCCAAGCTGACTGACAAGGACCGCAATTACTACACCAAGCAAATGGGGAAGCGTGCCGCTGATGTTATCGGTGGTTTCCGCGCATGGAACGAACTGGGGCAGGTTAAAGGTGCGCAAGAGATGTATATGCGCCTGCGTGACATGCACCGGAAGCTTTACGACACACGCCGCATGCTGACCGAGCAGTATATGGAAGACCTCAAAGATGCCGGGGCTTCCGACATGGCTATCAAGCGTATGGTCCTCGACCTGCGCCAGCAGCACGACAAGCTCCACGATAGGGTAAATGCTCCTGCCAAGGAGGATGCGCACGAAGACTACCCAGAAGTGCCGCTAGGGCTTTTCCACCGTGAGTATTTCCCGAGGCGGCGCTATGGCCGGTTCTGGCTCCGTGTGAAAAAGACGCCGTTTGGTAAGCCGGCACTGATATTCTATGAGAGCGCCGCTGAACGTGACGCCGCACTAGAAGGCTGGGCTGAAGAGCTCAAAAAGAAAAAAGACGACTCTTCCGTTTTTGCCTATGGTCTTGACGTCCCAGCGGACCTTAGCGATTTTGATACACCCAGCGTCAACTCGACGCTGTATCAGGTCATGGATAAAATCCAGAAGACCAATCCCGATGCGTTTACCAACGAGAAGAAGGAGCAGTTGATTAGCGACGTCTATCAGTTGTCCCTGTTGGCCAGCCCCGAAGGTACTATCCGTAAGCAGTTTATCAAATCTAAGAAGCGTCTGGGCTCCAGCGTCGACACGTTGCGTGTCACTGCGGACACTATCGAAGAGTACGCGACTGACCTTGCGCGTCTCCGGCACCGCAACGAGATTGACCGTAGCATGCTGGAACTGAAGAACCTTACGGACCCCAAGGGTCAGGGTAAGGAACCCGCTGACCGCATCCAGATGATCCGTAGCTTCTATGCCAGTATGGAAGAGCGTATAGCGTCTGAGTACAAGCCTGCCACCGATAGCATTGCGGGTGCGATTGTAGCAGGTGCGAACCAGCTCGCGTATATCTCGTTCCTGACGGCGGCGGCCACCGCTGTTACGCAGATCACGGGTATCCCGATGCGTGTCGCTCCCTACTTGTACGCACGGTACGGCATGGCCGCCACTACCAAAGCGCTCGCGCGTTACATGAACGTCTTCAAGGCTACACCTAAGCTGGAAGACGCTGACAAGGGGCAGTCGAAGTCGCTGCGCCTGCTTACGATGCGGGAGTCAAACATCGTCAAGAACGACCCCCGGCGCAAGGCAGCGTTGGAGGCGGCAAACCGGGACTATGGGATTGTTACACCCATGTCGACGTATAACATGCGCCGTGGACGCACACCGGGCACTGCGGCGGGGCTGAAGCGCGAACGCGCGTGGGATACGTTCTACGACGGTATGACCTACATGCTGGACGTAGCGGATCAGCTAACACGCGAAGCTGCGTTTATGGCGGCGTACGACTTGGAGTACGACAAGCTCAGCAACCTTGAGCCCAAAGAGCGTCAGCAAGCTGCTATTGACCGCGCCGCCAAGACGGTTGCGGATACGCTGGGTAACTTCAACAGCATCTATCGCCCACCCGTCATGAAGGGTAGCGAGCTCGCCAAAGCGGTGTACTTGTTTAAGTACTACTCTGTTATCACCACGGCTTTCTTCTTCCGCGCAGGGCGCGCCATGGCGCGTGGCATTGCTGCTATCGGCAACCCGGACAAGAAAGCTCAGCGTGAAGAAGCGGCTGTCTATACCAAGGAGCTGACCGGCACGTTGGCTGCGGGCTTCATGTTCGGCGGTCTGACAGGCATGCCGCTCTTCACTCTCGGTATGGCTGCACTTCAAGCGCTCCAAGACGGCACCGACGATGACGACGACCGCCGTGCTCGTATGAAGCACAACCCTTACACTGCGGACAGCGTGGAAGCCCAGTTCATCTATGAGTGGCTGCCAAACCATTTTGGTTCGCCTACAATTAATGGCGTAGACGGAAAGCCTCACACGCTCGCGGGTGTTTTGCTCAATGGCCCTGCGTCCGAGCTCAGCGGGTGGAACTTGGGTTCGCGCGTCTCGCTTGATCTCGCCGGCCTGTGGTTCCGCAGCCCGCGTGACGCCGACACTTGGAAGGGCTTGATTAACAACGCACTGGTGGAGAACATTCCCGGTGCGTCGGCTTCGCTGAACATAGTCGATATGGGTGAGAAAATTGCCGAAGGGAACATCATTGACGCCCTGAAAGTGGGCCTGCCCGCGCAGCTCAAAGCTGCGGTAAAAGCCTACGAGTTTGCTACTGAAGGCGTACGCACGGGCAACGAGAAAATCCGCGTGGCCAAGGAAGACCTGACCAACGCGGATATCATCGGTGTTGCTATAGGGTATAATCCAACGGAAGTGGCAAAGACACAGCGGCTGGCGCGTACGGTGACCGGGCGTATAAAAGAGCTGAACGAACAGAAAACCGAACTGCTGAAAGACGTAAAAATTGCCTATCGTCGGGTGCGCAACGGTGATCCGGGCGCGCAGGCAGAGCTCAACACGGCGTTTGCTCAAGTGCGAGATTACAACAAAAAGATCGGCAACACGGCGTATGAGATCGACCCTTATACGGTCCTCAAAGCTATAGAGACGTCATCCGAAGAGGAATTGTTTGATCTCGCCGGTATGGGGCTCGACGTGGATGAAGCCACGTTTACCCAAAAGATGGGTGGGCCCCAATAAAAAACCCCGCTGATAAGGTCGGCGGGACCTCACCAGCGGGGAAGCAACGGAAGGAGCAAACTTCCGCTGACGTTCATACGCGAACACGCCAGACGCGTAAACCTCTTACATTATCCTCGATGGTAACTTTAAACAGCACCTTTAGCCGCAGGCGGTTGGTCACGGTCAGCACCTGCTCCTTCGCCCTGCGGGGGTCCAAGCACGGTAGGAATATGGACGTCCCGCGCTTGAACTTCCGCCAGTTCACTTCGTAGGCGACACCCTCAACTTTCATCCTCGCTCTCCGCCGCGACCACCTCGTCCATATCGACAAAGTCACCTACGCTGGTGTCGAACTCCATGGCGTAGATAGATGGCGTGGTCAGCTCCGTACCCTTGGACATGCGCTTATTGCACGGGTCGATATACGCACCGCGCTTCTTCATATCCTCCGTGAAGTCCTTGAAGTTGATCTGGCTGCGGATGCAGTCTTCCCGGAAGTGCTTATAGCTAAGGTACAACCGCTTCGTATCGGGCTCGTAGCGTATCAGCAGTTCGCCCTTCGGCAGCTGCTTCGGCAGCGAGAGCATGTTTGACCGCTTGTCCGCGTTGCCGTTGACGACCAGCATGTTGTGGATATGCCGGTTCAGGTAGTCACCCAACACCGCAGCCGAAACCTCGACCGGGGCTGCTACGTCCTTGCGGGTTTCTTCAACGATCTGGGTGGCCCACGCATAGATGCGCTTCATGTCCCAGTCGATGATGCCCAGCCGGTAGGCGATGATACCCCCGGTGATGTTGGCGGCGACTAAGGCAGACCAGAAGCGCTCCCGTTGCGTAAGGCGCAGTTCGCGGTCAATCTTCAGCTGCACAGTGCGCAGGGTATCCTTGACCGTCTCCAGATTGTTCACCACCCACTGCATGTAGATGATACCGGCGTGACCGTAGTGGTTCATAAGCTGGTGATCGAACATGTTCTTGGCCAGTTCCGTGGGCAGCGCATCGCTGTAGCCAATCTTGTACTCCAGCAGGCGCATCTTTTCGCCGTCCGGGTTGTCCTTCTTCTCGTGCAGCTTCTCGTAGAAAGACGCGTTAGACGAACACAAGCTGATGGTCTGCCATGTGGTGGCGTTCAATCGGAGCTCGTTGCCAGAGGACTTCATGCGGTTCTTACCGCGCCCTTGGCTCATGTTGTACGTCATCTCGGAGAACTGCGTCGAATGCATGTTCGTGATTTCGTCCACCGTAAACGGCAGGTTGTTCATGATGCCGAGGTGCATCGTCTTGGCGTTGGCAGTATCCTCCTTGATCGCACATAGGTTCTTCGGGTGACCCCAGACGCTGTTGCACATGTGCAGAATGGTGGTCTTACCAGTACCCGAATTGGGGTGAATGACGTTCAGAATAGCGCCGCTCTGCCCTGTGAACTTGAACAGAGGGGCACCGAAGGCAGCCAACGCCGCAAAAGCATGCGGCTCAAGCCCCGGACGACCATAGAGGTTGAATACCTCTTGCCACTTCTCGTAGCTGCCTACTGTCACAAGATGCTCAACTAGCCCCGCCGTCGTTGAGGACGGAGGACTATGGTATATGCCATCGACCGTGATCTCACGGTCCCCAACGATAAACTTGCTGTCGTTGTCAGCCCATCCGAATTGCAGTCTCATACGTTCCGCCTTTTTCTCGTATTGCATCTCTTTGACCGACCGGGTGACGAACGTCGCCAGCGCAGGGAACTCTTTGGTGGTTGACGCTACGCCGTTAAACGCAAGCTTTTTGCGCAGCTCTGTCGAGTCCCCGCAAGCCACAGCGTATGGTAACACGAACTCACGTATGCCTTCTTTGGGCAGATGCAACCGTATCAGGACCACATCGCCGTCCTTCGGGTCGGTCATAATCTTCACGGCATACAGGTCGTGCTCATAGACAAGGACCGGTTCGGTCTCCTCCTTGTCAGAGAGTAGGTAGATACCCCCCTTCTTCCCGCGCACGTAGGGATAAGGGAACTTGGGTATCCGGATTTCTTCCGGGACGTCCTCGGTTTCAGGTATGACGTAGTTACCATCCTCCGTTTCAGACTCAGCGACTTCCTTGCCCAAGACGATGGGGTTCTTAATCCTACCCAGATATGGGCAGCCGTAGCAGCCACCGGGGTTGTTGCGCTCGAATGTGGCGCAGTTGTGCGGGCCACTGATATGCTTGGTCTTATCCAGCGTCCTGACAGGGTCGTAGTCAGGATGCCCTACGGATATCTTCTGGATGGCCGCGCTACGGTCTACGCAGAACTTGGCCACCGACAGGGCGTCAAACCAGCGCACTTCGGAGAGAGACTCCCGATCCTTGTACGCGGCTACCAGCTGCTGGCAACCATCGCCTTTCAGGCTACGCCGCATGATTTTGGCGAAGCTGAACGTGGTGTTGTCTTGCAGCTTACCCCGCAGATTGCTCCTGTGCTCTTTTGGGATATCAAAGACTTGGAGTTCTGAAACACCTAGGGTGTTCCGAAACACATCGAAATCTGTTGCACCGGCATCAGAGATGACGGTGACTTCCTTGGGTGGGTCATCCTTAAAGTTGAAAGTGCCGGGTATGCGCAGGATACGCGCAACCTCGAACACCGAGGGATCGACATAAAAGTTATGCGTTACGCATAGGCTGTTAAGCCTTGCAGCTACAGGCTCCCACTCTTGCCGTGTAATGTCACGTGTAAGAGGCCAGTAGGCGTGGACACCGCGCCCTGAGTTAACAAGCAGCGGACGAGGGAGCCCAACCAACTTGCAAAAACTACGGAGTGCCGCCAACCCGGCGGCTTGGTCCGCATACCCTTCAGGTCTGCCGGTCTTTTCGTTGACTTCGGCTTTGCTAGGGCCGCAGTCAATATCCACCCAGAACGCGCGTAAGGCTTTGACGTTGTCCTTCGTGCGGCTTTCGTTGGTAGCGTACTTGGCCACCCCAAAAAACACGTTCCGCTGCTGAGAGACAAACTTAGCCGCCTGCGCGTCTACCTCTTCTCGTGTAGCTACAAAAACCTGCCGTACGTCGCGCGGACCTTTTATGCCGAGAACCGCAAACCAACCATCGGCTGGCTGCACCGTACTCAAAAGGTCTACATTTTGCATTGCAAAGTCCACTGATGCGGGCAAACCCGCCAGTTGATACGTCCGCCAAAGCTCAGCCGCTGATCTTCAGGCCCGATCTCATCCACACCAGAATAGCTTCCTTGCGGTGTGGATGAGGATGCGTAAGCCCCGTGAACCAGCTATAAACGGTCTGACGAGAGACATTCAGGGTGCGCGCAACATCCACGATAGAGATATTGCGTTCTATGCACTCACGCCCAAGTTGGACGCCCAAAAGTCTCTCGTCAGCGTTCCTGACAGCTTCGGCTACCCTGATACTGTAGCCGTACATCGCTTAGTCCTCGTCGCCCCAGTCGTCGATGAGCGCAGCCAGCTTGCTGTCCTCAACCACCGTAGGTGCAACAGCTTCAGACTTCGGGTTAGGGCGTTTGATCGGTGCCGGCTCTTCTTCGATATCCGCTTCTTCCACGACAGGGATATTCTTCGGAGCTTCAGCGATCTTCGCTGGTTTCGCCGTCACACCGTCCGCTTCAGCCACGGTCAACCGCGTATACCGCTTGGTCTCGGGGTCGTTGTACACGGTATCGACAAGAGCTTCCTCTTCCGCAGTCAGGAAGCGCACTTCGCGGAAGTTCAGCGTCAGCGTATCGGCATCAAGGTCGTACGCCACGCGCGTCACCAAGGTGTCTGGAGCTTCGCCGTTGGACTTCAAGTACTTGCAGTACGACTCGAACGGATAGGTCGGCCCGCTGCTCTTACCAAACAAGGACTTGGAAGCGATGCTCAGCTGATAAACTTCACCCGAGGGATCACCTTCAGCCAGCACAGCGAGGCGGCGCTTATAGCGGCAAGCCTTATTCTTACCACGAGCGCCTGAACCTTCGACGTTCATCGGGCAAGAAGCGCAGCTGGAAGCCTGCCGGTTAGAAGCCTTGGCGTCCGGGGTCTTGCCGTCGTTTGACCAGCAATCAGGCAGTGTGGCCTTACCTTCCGGGTCGTAGTCGGCTGCGTAGTACTCGCGCGACACATCGGGGAGCATATCGACAATGATGACGTCGATCTGGTGGGGGATGGCCTTACCAATCTGCTCACCGCCCACGATACGCTTAAAGGTACCGTTGGTGTTGGTGGCAACGCGGCGCAGGCTGCTGCCGCCTCCAGCGATCTTCTCTGCCAGCCGCGAAGTACGGCGTTCCGAACGTGCGGGGACGTTGTTCTTAAGAGTAATCAAATCGGTCATGTCATTCCTCACTTGTTAGAGGGTTTACGGACGGTGATGGCGTACTTCCGATCTTCCTGCAAACCGACAGGGTGCAGGTCAGGGTTTTCGTCAAGGAACTGCCGCATGTTTGCGATGTGGATACGCTGTTCAAGCAAGAACGGTGCGTCCTGCTCCTTGATGAACTTGTACATGGACTCCCAATCGGTCGTCCAAAACCGCGACTTAATCCGTCGCGTGACGGTGCCTTCCATGGTGCGAAGGCTGTCAACATTCTGGTCGTTGCAGAGCTTAAGCAGACGTTCGCTTACCAGCTCCAGCTTGTCTTTCAGGTTAGTGATAACCTGTTTATGCTCCTCCTCTTTCTCGTCAATCGCTGCACGGATGCGACGATAAACCGATACCAGCTTGTCGGCTGGGATATCTTCGTCCATGTTTTGCTCCTTCTGGTTGGGTAACCCGTATATCGCTTACACTATACAGTGTCAACAATCTATTGGAAAATTTTCCGGTACAGGTCGATCACTCGTTCGTGGTTCGTAATGTTGCCGCGAAGCATAGTGTACAGGCGCGACTCGGCTTCGCTGCCTCGGATATGCACGATGGTCATCGCGTTCCTCTGGCCGGGGCGGTTGATACGAGCGTTGGCTTGCAGGTAGGTCTCCACCGACGTGACCGGTGCGTACCAGATGATTGTGTCTGCCGCCGTAAGGGTAAGCCCGTGGCTGGCAGCTTGAGGCTGGATGATTAAGACGTGAGGGTCTTTGGCGTTCTGGAACTGGTCAATCAGCGTCGCGCGTTTGTTTACGGATACGCTGCCACTGATAACACCGCAGGTGATTCCCTTCTTCTCCAGATGCTCCCGCAGAAGCTCTATGGTGTGGGTGAACGGCACAAAGACTAGGACTTTGTGGCTTGCTTCTTCGATGACCTCCAGCACGGCGTTCAGCCGGTTAGACACGTCGAACTCTAACACCTCGCCTTTGTCGGTGTAGACAGCGCCCCCGCTGATCTGAAGCAGCTTGTTCAATTTGACCGCTGCGTTGACGGCGCTAACCTCCTCGCCCGCAGCCTCCAGAACCATGTCGTTGTGCAGCTGCTTGTAGTATTTAGCCTGCTGGGGGGTCAGCGGCGCATCACGATCCACATAGGTAACTTCCGGCAGATCAAGGCAATCTTTCTTCTCGAACCGGATAGCCGGTTGCAGGACACGGTGAACGATCTTTGGGGCTTCGGGTTTGGGTGCCCACTTGAACTTCGTCACCGGATACATCGTGCTGAAGCGGAAGTGCGTATAATATTTCGGGGTGCCTTCCGGGTTGACCAGCTTGCCCAACCCATACGCGTCCAGTGGAGATTGTGCTGCTGGCGTACCAGTAAGCATCCACAAGCGTGGGTCTGTGTGCTTCAGTATTTTGTGCAGAAGTTTCCAGCGGTTGGTGGTGGCCGTTTTATATGCCGACGCCTCGTCCACGACGATCAGGTCAAACCCGCCCGCCATGATCTCGTCGAGCACGGTGGCCACACCGTCAAAGTTGATGACGACGAACTCGGACCCGGCTTGGATAATCTTGCTCCGCTGCTTCGCAGCCCCATGCGCCACGCTGCACGACCGGTGCATAGCAAACTTGAACAGGTCTTGCTGCCATGCGGACTTCATGATGGATAGCGGGCACAGCACAAGGACGCGCTTCACGAGCCCCTTCTTCATCAGGTAGTCAGCGGCCCAGATAACGCTGGCCGTCTTACCCGTACCCTGCTCGTTGAAGCAGAACGCGCGCTTGCGCAGCGACAAGAAAGACGCTGTGGTCTTCTGGTGCTCGAACGGCGTGAGCTTACCTGTCCATCGGTAGTCACGCAATATGGGCGACGGAGGGTCAAACCCCAGTGCTGCCAGCTTCTCGGCTTCCCCGTGGCCCCAGCTCACCAACACACCGTTGCGGGTGTGGGCGCTCTTTGTTACTACAGATGTAATGACAGACGGGTCATCGGCACTGACAAGCAGCGCTTTGTTATCAATAATTTGCACTAGTTTGCTCCTAGCTGGTTACTTCTTGCGCTTACGTTCGCGCGCGCTGGTCTCCGATACAAGGTTGCCTTTGTTGTCCCGCTTGAACGAGCGGTTAGCCT